TCATTTGGCTCGGGAAGCAGTATCTCGGACAAAAGGACAAGAATGAGTTAGGCGGTCCCGATGGCGCGCCAATCCCGGTGAGCATGGCGGTTCCGATATTCAATGTCAACTTCGGCACAGGCAGCTCGTGACATTGATTTCCCTCCTGGTTTTCAATACCTGTTCGAGCCGCACCGCTACAAGGTCGCTCATGGGGGTCGCGGAAGCGCCAAGTCCTGGTCCATTGCCCGCGCGCTGCTCATTCAATCATGCTCTCGTCCGCACCGTATCCTATGCGCGCGCGAGCTGCAAAATTCCATTGCGGAATCGGTTCATCGCGTTCTGTGTGACCAGATCGAGATCATGGGGCTTGGCGATTATTTCGAGATTCAGCAGCAAGGCATCTATCGTCGCCCGTACCCGACAGAAACCAGCGGCTTGCGCGGCAGCGAGTTCTTTTTCTATGGAATCCGCTCGAATCCCACGAAGGTTAAGTCCGCGGAAGGAATCACGATTTGCTGGGTGGAGGAAGCTGAAAAGGTTTCTGAGAACAGTTGGGAGATTCTTATTCCCACCATCCGCGCGCCCGGCTCGGAAATATGGATTAGCTTCAATCCCGATGAAGAAAACGATCCCACCTACCAGCGCTTTGTACTCAATCCGCCTCCGGATTGCGTGGCTAGAGAATTTAACTGGCAGCACAATCCTTGGTTTCCCGACACGCTTCGAGCCGAGAAAGATTACCTGTATCGCGTCGATCCCGAAGCGGCCGCGCACGTGTGGGGAGGAGAATGCCGACGTAACGCCTCATCGCAAATCTTCCGCGGAAAGTATGTCGTCGATTCCTTCGAAGTTCCCATCGAGCCGGCTCAGCAACGCCTGCATGGCTGGGATGGCCCGTATTTTGGAGCAGATTGGGGTTTTGCCCGCGATCCTACCGTGCTCACAAAGCTTTGGATCAAGGACAAGAACAATAAATGCAACGGCAAGCTGTTTGTCGAGAAGGAATCCTGGGGGATTGGCGTGGAGTTAGATGACATTGGGCCGAAGTGGCGCAGAGAGATCCCGGAGTGCGTCAAATTCGCGATTCGCGCGGATTGTTCGCGACCGGAGACGATCAGCCACGTGAAAAGCCATTCCGGGTTACGCGTGGAAGCTGCTGAGAAATGGTCGGGTTCGGTGGAAGATGGCATTGCGTGGCTAAAGAGTTTTGAGCAAATCGTAATTCATCCCCGCTGCGAGCACCAGCAAGAGGAAGCGCGTTTGTACAGCTACAAGGTTGACAGATTGACGGGCGACGTTCTGGCCGAGGTTGTGGATAAACACAATCACTGCTGGGACGCCGCTCGCTATGCCTGCCAGCCATTGATTACGGCTGGCTCGGCATTGTCCGTCTGGGCGAGGCTGGGAGGATGAGCCAATTCGACGTAAATAACGTGATCACAGCTTTTCTGGACCATCGCTATGAAAACCGCGCCGATCTGGTGCGGGAGATTGGCGCAGCCATGCGCGGCATGAATCGCCCGATGAATAGTCTCATTGCCCAAGTGGCCAGCGCATGTTTAGAGCAGCCTGCCTGCACTCCAGAGATGACAATTCGGATTGGGATCATGTACGGCATGGTGATTGGAGTGCTGCTCGAGCGCGACCGGATCAGCCGCAAAGGATTGGCAGCTTGATAACTTCTGTCGAATATCCGGAGCACCGCCTTCCTCCAGGTTCCATTCTGGTAGTGCTCAAGATGTGCGAAAGTTGCGGCAGATGGTTCGTGCGCCAAGGCGGTGATCGCCATTGCCGCAAATGTCCTAGTTCCGCGATTCCGCTTGAGCCGCAAACGCTCAACGAAGTTGTAACCGCAATTCGTGCCGACATTCCGCTGATTCAGTGGCTCTCGAAATCAGATTTGACGAGTTCCCGGCGATTGAGGACTTGCGCACCGGCCCCGAGCGCGACTTGATCGCACTCACCGTGGTTCGCAGCAGTCTTCTCGCCAGTCCAATTTTGGACGCCGCGGGGAGTTGATGTTGTTGACCGCCGATGGCGAGTTGTGGGGGGCGGTAGCGGCTCGCATAGTAGAAGAATTTGGAGAGCAGGCGTGAGCAACGGCAACCACAATCAGGTCTATTTCGACGTGCGGCGCATTGAGGCTTATGCCCGAGGCGCGGAATGGCACTTCAAGCTTGACCGCGTGGGGCGCCTGCTGGTCGTGTTTCACTGGCAGAACCAAATCGGCCAAGATGTAGTCGATGCCAGCAGATTTCGGGCAACCGAGGCAGTGCACCACAATCTCAGCGAGGCGGTAAAACAGGAGGCAGTATGAAGAAAGTTATGGCAGCGGCGGTACTGGGTCTGCCAGGACTGTTCCACATCGTTGCAAACGCCCAAGACTCGCCCAAAGTCGATGATCACAAGATGGTTGCTGTGCTTAAGGCCGAGCACAAACTCGACAGCATCAACCAGCAGATGACGCAGCTTCAGGCACAGGCGCAGCAGATGTTTGCCAAGCTTCAGGGCGAACAGGCAGACGCGAAAAAGGAACTGGACGAAGCGGTGAAGTCGGCGAATCCCGATCCCGCCCGTCTGGAATGGAACGAAACGGCTCTGAGTTTCGTTCCCAAAGCGAAGCCTGGGAGCCAGAAGCCGGAGGGAAAGAAATAGTGCCAGTGCGCGGCCAGCCCATCACAGGCGTTCGCATGGGCAAACGCAATCGCGGCAATCCTCTATGGGGCGGGAAGGCAACTACACTGCCAAAGGCTGCTGCCATCACCGAGTTTGAGCGCATGGTCGCGCATCTGGGATTGCACACCGAGCGCGAGATGGTGGCCAGCGAAACCTTGAGAATGTGGCTGCGCAAATACAAAAACACGCGCTACGTTCCCGAGTCGGTGCTCAGAGCCTGCGGCATGGAAGCGGAGATCACCTCGTACTCATTGTGAGATGAGCAAAGTCTCCATCAGAAAGCCTGCGCGCACAGCCAAGGCGCAAGACGCGGCGTTACGCGCAAAATATGCCAAGACCGCCGATTCTCTGCTGAATTTCGCCGCCAATTTAGGCATTGGCCTAAATAACCAGCTCTCGGCGTCCACTTATGGCTTCAACCCGATTACACGAGTTCGCACGCTGCTGGAATGGATTCATCGAGGTTCCTGGCTGGGCGGCGTGGCAATCGATGTGGTAGCCGAGGACATGACGCGCGCCGGAGTCGATATCCGCGGCAATGTCGAGCCGGAAGACATCGAGCATCTTGAGCGAGCTGCGACTAGCTATGACATCTGGAACGCAGTCTGCGACACCGTCAAGTGGGCAAACCTTTACGGTGGCTGCCTGGCGGTGATGCTGATCGATGGCCAGAAGATGGAGACGCCGCTCAAGCTTGAAACCGTGGGCAAAGGACAATTCAAGGGACTGCTCGTTCTTGATCGCTGGATGGTGGAACCGTCGCTAAACGATCTGGTCACCGACATGGGACCGTCGCTCGGTCTGCCGCGCTTCTATAACGTCACCGCCGACGCGCCCGCTCTTCCCCGGATGAAAATCCACTACTCGCGCTGCCTGCGGCTGGAAGGCATTAGGCTGCCCTACTATCAGCGCATGATGGAGAATCTCTGGGGTATCTCTGTGATCGAGCGGCTCTATGACCGCATGGTCGCATTCGATTCTGCCACCACTGGAGCGGCGCAGCTTTGCTACAAAGCTTATCTCCGAACCTACCGCATGAAAGGCTTGCGAGAAATAATCGCTGCGGGCGGCGATGCCATGAACAACATGGTCGCTTATGTGGACTTCATGCGCCAGCAGCAATCCATTGAAGGGGTCACGCTGCTCGACATGGAGGATGAGGTTGCGGCCATGACGCAGCCGAGTTTCTCGGGCCTTTCTGATGCTCTGATCAATTTCGGCCAGCAACTGTCTGGGGCGCTGCAAATCCCGCTGGTGCGGCTTTTCGGGCAATCGCCAGCAGGATTGAATGCGACCGGAGAATCGGATCTCCGGATGTACTACGACAATATCAATGCCAAACAACGCAGGAACCTGCTTGTCCCTATGACGCGTATCTATCGCGCCATGGCTCAATCGGAAGGCATTAAGCTGCCGGAAGGCTTTACTCTGGATTTCCGCTCGCTGTGGGTGTTGAGCGATCAGGACAAGGCGACCATCGCCACTGCAGATTCCGGCGCAGTCAACACTACGTTCAACAGCGGCATTATCTCGCCCCGCACCGCGCTCCAGGAATTGAAGCAACTCTCGAAAACTACAGGCCGCTTTACCAACATCACAAAGCAGGATATTGATGCCGCCTCCGATGAAACCTCGGCAGCGCTCGGGGAAGCGCAAAACCGGCTGCAAATCGAGCGCATGGCGAATGCCCCCGATGAGGAAGAGGAAAGCGCGGCAACTGGCTGGAAGCAAAAAGCCAATGGACATGCCGTCGCATGACCATGAGCTATTACATTCGCGAGCGTCTCGGGCCAAAGCAATCGACGACTCCGGAAGGCTTTCTGCTCTGCGAGGATGTTCCCATCGCGCGCACGGGCGGAATGGTCTATGGCCCGGGCGAGACGCCGATTGCAGTAGGAAGCGATGGCATTGCGCACATCGAGCGCGAGCCTCAGGAAGTGTTTCGCACAGAAACCATTCAATCGGTGAATGGCAAGCCGGTGGTGAATGGCCATCCCGAGAATGATGTTACTCCCGACAACTGGGGTGATCTCGCCGTGGGCGTTGCCATGAATGCACGCCGCGGGCAGGGCGCTTTGGATGATGTCCTGCTCGCCGACCTGCTCATCACCAGAGCCGAGGACATCAAGGCGGTAAGGCAGGGCTTACGCGAAGTGTCTTGCGGCTACGATGCCGACTACATTCAGACCGCTCCGGGCAAGGGGCGGCAAACCAATATCGTCATGAATCACGTGGCTTTAGTCGAAAGCGGTCGCTGCGGGCCACGCTGCGCAATAGGCGACCAACAAACCATAGAACAGGAGAATACAGGTATGACCCTCGTGGAACGGCTCAAGAATGCCTTCAAAAGCAAAGACGAGGCGGCGTTCACAGCCGTTCTCGACGAAGTTGCCGATGACGGCAAAACAGCAACCCACATTCACGTTCACACGCGCGACGACGACGATGACCGCAAGAAGCGCGTCAAGGACGAAACTGAGGAAGAAAAGAAAAAGCGCGAAGAAGAGGAAGAAGACGAAGAAGAGAAAAAGGGCAGCGCCACAACCGATGCCCGGCTCAAGAAAGTCGAAGATGACGTGAAATGTATGAAGGACGACATCGGCAAGATCAAAAAGCACGTCATGGACGATGACGATGATGATGACGGCAAAAAGTCCAAAGATGAAGAGGCTGTCGCGGCGGGCAATCGGGAGATCGAAGGCTCGCTGGAGATGGAAGCGCCTCCGGGAACGTCGGATGGAGTTGCGGCCAAGGCCAAAGACTCTTCCTATCTGGAGGATTCCTGGCAGGAGGCCCTCAGTCTCGCCGAAGTTATCGT